TGAAATGATTACCATTTAAGGAGAAAAAACTAATGTCCGGATACCTAGATTTGCAAATCAACCAGGGCGCCACTTTCAAGCGAGTAATAACCATCGCTAACACCGATGGGACGCCTCTCAATATAACTTCAAATACGTTCAGAGGTCAAATAAGAAAGCGTTATACCAGCACTGACGTACTCGCAACTTTCACTTGCACCATCACTGATCCCACTGGCGGCAAACTGAGCATAGACTTAACTGATGCCGAAACAAGTGCGATACCAGCAGGACATTGGGTATACGATATTGAATGGGTAAATGGTGCAGATGTAGCCAGACTCCTTGAAGGCCAAGCAATAACAACCGCGGAGGTAACCAGATAATGGAATCAAATAAGACTTATAATGTTACAGTAGAGAATGACAGTGATATTCTTGTAACTGTGGCAACAGTGGCAACAGTGGAAATATCCGGTGCTCCAGTTAATGTTGGAACAGGTGCAGGCATAAGTGCGGGTATCTTAAATGAAAATCTTGCATTTCGTACAATCACAACAGACAGTAATATCACAGCAACACAAAACGCTCTAGACGTAGAGTTATCTCTGGCAACAGATTTAACAGTTTCAACGATTACTAGTGGAAATATAGTCCCAACAGCTACTAACACTTATACTCTCGGAACGCCCACCAATGTGTGGGCTGATTTGTATTTGGGCGATGCATCGCTTTATATCGATGGAACCAAAGTTTTAGGTTCAGATGCAGTAGGTGATATCGACTTTACAACTGATCCAGGACAAAATATGAATATTCAAAGTGGTGGGGATATCGTCCTTATACCCACTAGTGCAGCAAGAATAGAATCTGCAGATGTCCGGCTTGGTCTTCCAGCAGGTACAGGAACAACAACTGTATATGGACAACTAAATGTAGCAGGTGATATTGTTCGCGGCGGCACAACATACGCTGACCGTAGTATTCAGTTCACAGGCGGTAACGCAACAGTTAGTACACCGGCTGCAACATACCTACATTTAGATACACCCACAGTTTATCTTGGAAGTTTTAGTGACTTTACAACTGTCAGTGGTTCATCAATCACTGGTGATCTCACAGGCGCAGTAACAGGTACTGTATCAACTCTCGCAAACCACACTACAGATAACTTATCAGAAGGTGCCAATCTATATTATACGGACGCTAGGGTTGACGCACGTATTCCAACAACTGTGGGTAGTTTCACTAACGATGCAGGTTATATCACTAGTGCTGCAATCAGTGGCTTTGCGACAGAAACATATGTAGATACAGCAGTCACAGGATTGGCTACAGAAACATATGTAGATCAATCGGTGGCAGGTCTAGTTGATAGTGCACCAGGGACATTAGATACACTAAATGAACTTGCTGCAGCATTGGGTGATGATCCCAACTTTGCAACAACTATTACTACGAGTATTGCAACAAAACTCAACACTGCAGATTTTAACTCCGCATTCGACACTCAACTTGCTACGAAAACAACTGATGCGGTCGCTGAAGGCAGCAATCTCTATTATACAGAGGCTAGATCGAGATCGGCTATATCAGTAAGTTCATCTAATCTCAACGAACTATCATATGATGCAATCTCTGGTGTGATCTCATATACATCCCCAACTAGTGTCACAGCAGTTGGCGAAGTGGTATTCGATGTAAGAAATACCAGTGGTGTCAGTATCCCCAGAGGTGCAGCAGTTTATCTTGCAGGACACAGTGGTAGTAAAATCTTAGTAGCACTTGCAGATGCTAACGCAGCAGGTGAACATCCTGCAATCGGTCTAGCAAACAGTGCAATGCCTCACAACAGTGATGGCACAGTTCTTATATCAGGTGAAATGTTAAGTGTAGATACATCAGCATTTTCAGTAAATGATGTTGTCTATCTGAGTGAAACACCTGGTGTCCTAACAGCAACTAGACCCACCAGTGCGACAACAGCAGTTCAGAATATTGGTAAAGTAGCACGTAGCGATAATAGTAATGGTATCATCATTGTCAGTGGATCAGGGCGTGAAAATGATGTTCCAAACTTGGCACACAATCATGTGTTTATTGGTAACCAAACTGGAGTTCAAAAACGTGAACTAACTATCACAGATTTAAGTGATGTTGATACAACAACCTCTTCTCCAAACACAGGCGAGGCACTTGTTTGGAATGCAACAGAATGGGCACCAGCAGCAATCACAGTTCCTACAAGTGTATTTGATTTGTCAGATGTCAACACTGGTCCACCAGGCGGGTTGACACAAGGGGCTGTACTTCAATACAATAGTTTTGTTGGGGAGTTCATTCCAGCACAAATACCCGCTGGTGTTACTACACTAGATGGACTGAGTGATGTTCAAACCAGTGGTGCCGGACATACACCTGTCGATGGTTCGGCATTGGTATGGGATGCAAGCATGAATCACTGGATGCCTGGTAGCAGCGGCGCTACGAGTATATTCGATCTCACAGATGTTTATTCTACTACTCCAACACCTGGTGATGTACTGCAATGGGATAATGCTTCCAACCAGTTTCTTCCTAGCCAAATCTCAGTTTCTCTAAATGCCGAAGATCTCGGCAATGTAACTTTCCCCTATGGTCAACCACAGGCAGGTCAAGCCCTAGTTTGGGATTTTGGTTTCAATGCATTTATCCCACAGGCTGTGGGCGGCGGCGGCGGAACACTAGAACAAGTAGCCACCGACGTTACCTATCCCTATGGAATGCCACAATCAGGTCAATCCCTAGTTTGGGATGGGGGTTTCAATGCATTTGTCCCACAAACAGCGGGTGGCGGTAGTGGACCACTAGACTCCATTGCCACCGACGTTACCTATCCCTTTGGTCCACCACAACAAGGTCAAGCCCTAGTTTGGGATTTTGGTTTCAATGCATTTGTCCCACAGGCTGTGGGTGGCGGTGGTGGTTCACCACTACCACTAGACAACATTGCCAGTGACGTAGAATATTTTAACGTTATAACGCAGCAGTTCCAACCGCCAAACTACGGCGAAATCCTAACGTGGGGACAAACTAGCACAGGCACAAATGCATGGGTGATAGCCCCTGCTGGAGGCGCCCCTACAACCCTTGATCTCCATCATAGTGACGTTTCATACGTCATTCCAGGTGCTCCTCCTGGGGTCCCGCCTGCCACTCAAGTCAACGTTGGTGATGTACTAATGTGGACCGACGATTCACAGTCATCAGGTCACGTTGGATGGATGCCAATAGCAAGTAGTACTATAGGCGGCGGTGGTGGCGGCGGCGCTACTGGAACACTAGATCAAGTAGCCACAGATGTATACTATCCCAGTGGTCCATTTGGCTTGAACTATATGGACAGTCTTAACTGGGATGGTTCGAACTGGGTACCCGGATATAACTTCAACTATTCCGATGCCAGAATAAAAACTAATATCACTCCTATTACAGGCGCACTCGAAAAGATCACTGGACTAACAGGTGTCCAGTTCGAATGGATTGATGAAAAATATCGAGGATCTACTATTGGTCTGACAGCACAAAATGTCGAGCAACAGTTTCCGGAAGTGGTTCACACGGGTATGCACGATATGAAACAAGTGGATTACGGCAGTTTAGTTGGTCCACTGATCGAGGCAATCAAAGAACAGCAAGAACAAATCCTAGCACTGAGTGCAAGAATCACCGAGTTAGGTGGATAATATGATTCAAACCAAACTCAAACAATCAGCAGACTCCGGGAGAAGTGACCCGGATACTGCACTCGAAATAGCACTTATTAAAAGGGACATTTCGACAATCAAGGACAATCATTTACATCATATCGAAAAAGATGTGAGTGAAATAAAGAATCAAGTCGAAAAGATCGACTCAAGATTATGGTGGTTTGCTGGAATAATCATTGCAGCCACCATAGGACCGCTACTCGCGGGAATGTTTATATAACAACCTACCAAGGGCAAATGGGAGCACTACGATGGCAAGACCTAAGAAGGAAATAGATCTGGAACTTCTATATAAGTTAGCAAGTATCCACTGTACCATAAAAGAGATGGTAGATATTCTTGGAGTATCAGAAGATACCCTAAGACGCAGAAAAGATTTAGCAGGGATAATCGCTAAAGGAAAATCTGATGGGAAAATGAGATTGAGAAGAAAACAAGTAGAAGTGGCAATGAGTGGCAATCACACAATGTTGATTTGGCTTGGTAAGAATATGTTAGGTCAAAGTGATTCGCCAGTGCAAGAAGAAGATATAAACATCCTACCATGGAGTGATGATGCCGCTGAATAAAGCACAAACTGCAGTTGCTACTAGTAAGTCACGTTTCAGAACATTTGTGGCTGGCAGACGAACTGGTAAAACATTTCTATCAGTAAGAGAACTTGCACGTTTTGCACGTTTTCCCAACAAAAGAATAGTTTATATTGCACCCACCTATCAGATGTGCAGAGACATTATTTGGAAAGACATTCAGAAAAAGTTAAACAAACTCAACTGGATTGCTAAGACAAACGAAAGTAGATTAGAACTAACTCTTGTGAATAATAGTGTAATATCACTGCGTTCAGGAGATAATCCTGATACACTGCGTGGTGGTGGTTATGATTTTGTGGTATTCGATGAAACACAAGACCTAAAACCAGAACTATGGTATGAAGTAGTGAGACCAGCACTATCTGCACAAAAGCCACCAGGTAGTGCGCTATTTGCAGGAACACCCAAAGGCTTTAACTGGTTTCATAGTTTATACATGTTAGGAAAAAATGAGGACCCCGATTGGTCCAGTTTCCAATACACAACGCTAGAAGGTGGGCAAGTTCCTGCTAGTGAAGTGGAAGCAGCGAAGCGTGATCTTGATGAAAGAACCTTCAGGCAAGAATATATGGCCTCCTTTGAGACTTATAGTGGCGTGGTCGCCTATAACTTCTCAGATGATCATATAGTGAAGTGGATTCGGCAACCAATCAAACAGGTGCTCATTGGTATGGACTTTAACGTTCAACCAATGAGTGCCGCCATTATGGTTAGAACAACAAATGGTCTACACGTTATAGACGAGATTGTAATGAATGGTTCTAATACTGGCGAAATGTGTGAAGAAATAAAGAACCGTTATGCTGGTATACAGACATTTGTATTTCCTGATCCCAGTGGCAAAGCACGTAAGACCAGTGCTGGTGGTAAAACTGATCATAACATCCTAGAGAATGCAGGCTTCATTGTTAAAGCAAGGAATGCTCACCCTGCTGTGAAAGATCGTATAAATGCACTGAATAGCCTACTTATAAATACTAATGGAGATCGTAGACTTTTAGTTGATCCTAAATGTAAAGAAACGATCAAGAGTCTTCAAAGGCACGTTTACAAAGAAGGAACAATGGTAGTGGATAAATCAACAGGAGTAGATCACCAGTTTGACGCTCTATCGTATGCAGTAGAGTTCCTGTATCCGGTATCTAAAGAATACAAGCCAGATGGGCAAACGAGTTGGGGAGTATTTTAATGAACACAACAAACAAATCGCACAAGGAGAGACGCCATGTCTGACTTAGAATATCGCCATCCATTGTATGAGGCAAACATTAATCGGTGGAACTATTATCGTGCCTCTTTTAATGGCGGCTTTGATTACAGAGAACATAGCATGGGAATGCTTCGCAAATATCTATTTGAAGAAGATGCACCTGGTAACCAATATGCCAACAGGTTGGAATATACGGCGCTTGACAATATGACCAAGTTAACGGTAGATACATATCGTTCATTCTTATTCAGAACAACACCAACCAGAACGTTTGGTTATTTGCAGTATGATATATCCATCAACCGCTTTATGGAAGATGTAGACTTTACTGGTAAAGATTTGAATGACTTCATGAAAGAAGCAAATGATCTTGCCACAGTATACGGCAATGTTTGGATCTTGTGTACAAAAGGTACAATGCCTGGAGTCATCACTAGAGAACAAGAGATTGCAAACAATCTACGCCCATATCTAAAAATGTTTACACCAGAAGCAGTGTGTGATTGGCGTTATGAAACTGCAGCAAATGGTGCGGAGACACTAGTATATCTGAAAACAAAAGAATATATCGCTGAAGATCAATACAAATACATTCAGTGGACACCAGATGCAGTTTATGTTTACTATACAGACGGTGAAGACATTGTTGGATCAGAGACATATGAAAATGCAATCGGAGAAGTCCCATTTGTTTGTCATTATGCAAATGCAACACAAACTCCTGGTATAGGTCTTTCAGATATTGCAGATGTCGCAAAACTACAGCAATCAGTGTTTAACTTATTATCAGAAGCAGAACAAAGTATTCGCATCAGTGGTCATCCAACATTAGTCAAACCTGGTGACGTAAGTGCAATGGCTGGTGCAGGATCAGTTATTAACTTGGATAATAGTATGGATCCAAATCTACGTCCATACCTACTAGAACCAACTGGAACAAATATTGAATCAATCGTAAGTATGATTAACATTCACGTTGAAAGTTTCCTAAGATCAACACATCTTGGCGCTATTATGGCAGCACGTGGATTGAGTGTAAAAAGTGGCGTAGCATTAGCAACAGAGTTTCAGCAACTCAATACTAGACTAGGTGATAAAGCAGCCAAGATGGAACAAACCGAATGGGGTATTTGGAGATTGTTCTTCTTGTGGAATGGTATCACGCCTGACAGTGATTTTAACATAGAATATCAGAAATCATTTGATCTACGTGACAATCATGCAGACTTAAAACTATTAGGTGAAGCACTTCAACTTGGTGTAAACTCACCAACCTTTGTCCGTCAAATACACAAACAAATCGCTAAACTTGTAGTCACTGATGGAGACATCCTTGATGACATCTTAGCAGAGATTGATAGGGAAGAGACAAACACTACAGAAGGAGATGCAGAATGAAGCCGCCTAAAAAGACTAAAAAGACTAAAAAAACTCGGAAATACTGATGGCACGAACTCCCAAGTTTAGAGGTTCAAACTGCAAAACAGATTGTGGTGGACATCGTGCAGGATTTAAGTATGCAACAGCCGGTGGCCGTAAGCGTTCTCCTCAATCACCAAGTTTCAACAAGGGTATGAAGATAGCAGTAAAAGCCACTAAGGCTAGAACGAAAAGGAAAAAACGATGATAAAAGCAAAATACTTGTATAAAGGGAAGGTTGTTGGCGCAGTCAAGTTCGAACATGACCGCCAATATCAACCCATAGACAAAAACAAGATCATCGCAAGTGCTCCCAGCAAATGGACATCATGCTGCTGGGACCATGGTGAAATACAGGCACCAAGAAAAAAACGAAAGCCTGTTGAAGAAGAATCATCAATCGAAATGACTGAAAAGGTAGTAGAACTATAATATAGACTATAGAATATAGAATATAGAATATACATTATAGAATATAGATTATACAATATGCCACTGACGTGGCATCCCTTCTGACAGAAGGGCGGTGTTTGATTTATTTCTCTAGAAGTCAAGTTTAGATGATGAATAAATACTAGTACAACAACAAAAGGATTTTAGGTATGACCGATATGACCGAGACAGCGGGTAATAATGAAGACAATGTAGATACTGGTGC